TTGGCCTGCCCTCGCCCATCTTGGAGAACAAGCAGTGCTTAATAAAGAAATTTATGCACAAGGAACATCAGCAGATGATGATGTATTTGGATATCAAGAAAGATATGCAGAATACAGATATAAGCCAAGTCAAATAACAGGTCAAATGAGATCAAACTTTGCTCAAAGTTTAGATACATGGCATTTGGCACAAGATTTCGGAAGTTTACCTGCATTAAATGCGAGTTTTATTGAAGAAAACCCGCCAGTAGACAGAGTAACAGCAGTACAAAGTTATCCAAATATGATTTTGGATATGTATTTTAAACTTAAATGTGCCAGACCAATGCCAACATATGGTGTACCTGGTTTAATAGATCATTTCTAATGTACGAAGTTGCAGCGGCAGTTGGTGCCAATATATTAGGAACACATATGCGGAATAAAGCTGCAAAAGCAGCTTCCGCAAGGCAAATGGCTTTTCAAAGAGAAATGTCTAATACCTCTTATCAGAGAGGTATGGAAGATATGAAAAAAGCAGGTCTTAATCCAATATTAGCTGGTAAAGTAGGCGGTGCCAGTACACCTACTGGGAGTACCTACAATCCAGAAAATATAATGCAGAACGCAGCAAACACTGCGTTTTCAGTAGCTAATGCACAAAATATGATTCAACAAGAAAGATTGAATCGGCAAAATGCAGATTATTTTGATAGAAAACCTTATGGAAGTGCTGTGTTAAATGCACGACCATTAAATATTTTATTAACTGAAGTTTTAGAAAGAAATCCAAAGTTAATTGAACAAATAAGTAATACACCTAAAAGTTTATTAAATATTTTAAGTGGTGATTTTTCATTTTTGTTTAATCAAAAATCATCTGTAAAAGATGAACCACCAATAAAATTATTAAAAGGCAATATGCCTATTAAAAAAAGCCCTATTCCTAAAGTTAAACGACCCAAAAAACGTTGGGATATTAGATTTAGAGAATGGGGCAAGAAAAAATTATTAGGATAATATTATGACAAACAAAAAAGGCCCAGTAAACGTAACAATCAAGTTTCGTAAGGCATATGACCCTCATAAAAAATATGTGTTTAATACAGAGGGAGAAAGCCTTACGCAACAACATTTTAAAGAAGAATGTGATGTCATTAATATAATAAAAAGACATGATAGAAATGGTATAATTGAACACGTACAGCGAGGCCAAGCCCGCTACGGAGATTTCTCGGAAGTTCATGATTACCGAGAAGCGTTAGATTTAGTGCGTGATGCACAAGAGGAATTTATGAAAATTCCTTCAGATATAAGAAAAAAATTTGATAACGACCCAGGCAAATTTTATGAATTTGTGTCGGATCCAGACAACAAAGAAGAATTAAAAGAGATGGGTTTCATACAAACCCCAGAAGTTGTAAGTCCGTCCTCGGCTACAACAAAAGCTCCTTCTGAAGCTGGTGAGCCATCAACAGCTCAAGAAGCTCAGAAGGAGCCCGCGCAGTTAACTACTTGATGTTAACTGTGCGGAGTGACACCTCAACAAGAAAAAAAGGAAAAAAGAAATGTACAGAAAGAAAATGGCAAGAAAAAAAAGCAAAAGAATTTTTGCTAAAACAGCAATGAAAGTAAATAGAAGAAACCACGTTAAACCTATGCGTGGCGGATATAGAATATAACATGCAATGGCATGCTACCATCCCCTACTCGCATATAGAAGCGAAGGTAAAATAACGTTTAATAAACCGTTCCCTTACGCAAAAGGGTTTAATTTACCATGTGGGCAGTGTGTAGGTTGTAGATTAGAATATAGCAGACAGTGGGCTGTAAGATTAGTGCATGAAAACCAAATGCACGAAAATTCATGTTTTATAACATTAACTTTTAATGAAGAAGAATTAAATAAAAGAAGCAATCCTGCTTCTGTAGATGTGCGTGATTTTCAGCTTTTTATGAAAAGACTGAGAAAGAAGCACAAAAAAATAAGATTTTTTCACTGTGGTGAATATGGTGAAAAAAATAATAGACCACATTACCATGCACTTATATTTGGTTATGAATTCCCTGATAGGACATTGTGGCAAACAAGAAATAAACAAAAATACTATAGAAGTGCAGAGCTGGAACAGCTGTGGCCGTACGGTCATGTTGTAATTGGCGAAGTAACATTTACAAGTTGTGCATATGTAGCTCGCTACATAATGAAAAAACAAAAAGGTAAAAATGCGGAAACGCATTATATAAACCCCACGACAGGGGAGGTGATAAACCCTGAATATTGCACAATGAGTAGAAAACCAGGAAT